TCGGTCTGGTCAGTCAGTCGGACATTGCTTGCGATTGCGTGTAGGTGGTCGGGGTTTGTTTTTAAGTCGATCATGGCTTGCGCCTCCGTAGTTGTTAAAAGTTGCGACGGGTTGCCCCCCGTCGTCTGCGATTATATGCGATAACTTTTGAAAAAGTAAAGCCGCAAAAGAAAAGGCCGCCCGAAGGCGGCCAGTTGCTGCGATGCGCTGCCCCTAGTCAAAGCGGGCAATCTTGGCGGGACCGTCCAACCCGTCGCGGATCGCGACTATCCCGTAGTCGTAAACATAGCAGAAAAACCGCCCGTCAAATCCAAAGCGGGCCAGCGGGGCCATGTCCGGATCGTCCGCAAATTCGCTGCGATATGTCCCGTCGACGTCGACCGATCCGCCGAAGGGATAGCAAAAGCCGCCCATCTGATATTCGGCGTCCATGCCGTCCGCGATGGCGTCCAGCGTTAACGGCTCGCCGCTATTGCTGGCCATGATGCAGGCCGCGCAGAAAAAGTCGGGGATGATCCCGCAAGCTTCCAGAATGTCGCCGGGCCGGGCCGATCCGATGCGACGATCCGCGGCAGGGTTTAGGACACGATCCAGCACAAAGTCGCTGGGGCGGATTTTCAAGGTGTGAATGTTTGCCATGGTTTGGCCTCCGTAGGTTTCAAGTTGCCGGGCTTGCCCGCCCGGTGTCTGGGATTATATGCGATAACTTTTATAAAAGTAAACCCCCATAAAAAAGGACCGCCCGAAGGCGGCCCAGTCACTACGGCGGCGCGGTAGTTTTATGCTGCGACCTTGTCCAGCAATGCCCCCGCTTTACGCTCGATTTCTATGCGGGCGTCTTGGTGGGGAATGTCGCGGGCGATTGCGGTAATCGCTTGCGCTGCATCCCATACGGTTTCAACAGGGCGGCCCTCTTCCTCGATGTGGCGGGCTGCCGCTGCCTTGGCCAAACGTCCAGACAATCCGGCGCGTTTAGTCAAAAACGCAAGGCGGTCGTCGTCATCGCTCGCAACTTTGGCGGCCTTGGCTGCCTGCACACCCTCGACAAAAGTCGCTGTCGATCCATTGGCAAACGATTGCAACGCAGGGCGGGCCTCCGCTGCGAAGCGATCCGGCGCGAATTTAGTGTGACGGATTTTAATTTCGTGGAAATTTTCAACGCCCCAAAGGTTGCGGTTCATACAAACCCCGCGCAGATACATCGCCGCAATGCCTGCGGTCTTGCTGCCCGTCTCACTGTTCCAAGCGTAAAACCCGCGGAACATCAAATCGGGCTCGCCGTTGGCAAGCTTGCCCACCTCGATGGGGTTGCGGTCGTCAACAAGGAAAACAAAAACGTCGCGGTCGGATGCAAACAAAGTCGTCGTTTCCATGCTCACGGGGATTTCTGGATCATAAACGGCCAAACCGTTGCGGCTGCCGGTCATCATGCCGGGCACTTTCCAGCGACCGCCAGACGCGTCAACCAAGTTTTTGATCGGTTCCAAAATTTCCCAGTCATAAATCCGGCCATAATCGGGGCCAGTTGCTGCCCGTAGTTCGCCGCCGTCTTGTTGGTGCCCGTAAACTTTGACCAGCTCGCGGCCTCGGTTATAGCGCAAACCCCATTGGATACAGTCCGCCGCCAATGGCGCGGGCAAGTCTTTTAAATATCCAGACGGTGCGCCCGCCAGTTGGGCAAGCTGTCCAAAGCTCCAATTGGTCGGGGTGTTGATATGCTCGCGACCGTTGTCGTCGTCATATTCAACAAAGATATTTCCGGCGCTGGGGCTGCCCTCGTCGATGTCGCCAACAATTTTCATTTTGTGGGTGTCGACTGTGCGCGACGTCATGCGGTGGGCGTCGATTTTTTTATAGGCCAGCATATCATCAAGCGATAAAAACTTTTGATCGTCTGGGCGGCTAAACCACTGCGACGAAACTGCGCTGTTTCCGATACCATGGGCGAAAGCGTTGGTTGTGTAAGTCATGATTTTTTTTCTCCGTAGAAAGTTAAAAAGGCAGGCCATTGCCCGACCTGCCTCTGAACTGTCGCATAAAATCCCATAGGGCGCAACATAATTTTTAAAAAAGTTATTCCGCGCCAATATCGCCCGCAACATGGTGGCGGATGATCGACCGCGGCGGCAGTGACTTGGCAAAGCGCCGCACCTTTTCCGCGTCGGTCTCGTCGGGCTGGTCGCTGTTTGCGGTTTGATCCCACCAAATCCGGCAGTTGCCCGCGTCGGCATAGCATCCCCCGCGCTGGGTCGGATCGGCTGCCTTTTTCTTGCTCGGCCCATGCGCTGTAAATCCGATGATGTAATCACGATCCCGACGCGCACAAAGTGGATCGCCGTTTCCACACTGGGCGCAAGATATGTCGCGATATTCTGCGGGGCATCTTACAATGGTTTTTCCGTGGGGTGCTGCCGTCTTGCGACCGTGCCAAAATGTTTCGGGCACGACCACCACCGTCGGAACATAATCCGCCGCAATGTTGGCGTTTTCTAAATATTCCGTTGAATAGTTTATAACCGTCTTGCCCTCCCAGTGATTTCGAAACCACTGGTTCCAATGAAAATGCGTGTAGGTAAACGAGACGCCCTTGGGTGGTACAGCATCCAACAACGCGTCAAAATATTCCCAATCTATTTCGGCCGCGCCTTTACCACTGCAATTCATTTTGCAATCGCTTGGGCAAGTTGCGTATTTCTCGCCACTGCCCGCCCGATAAGTTACCGCGATGCCTTTGGTTTTTTTGGCCCGACTAATTTCTACAGTCTTTAACATGGTTTGCCCTCCGTAGGTATAAGACATATCGCATACTATACGACATAAAAAAGCCCGCAGTCAAGCGGGCAATTTTTTCAAAAGTTATCTTCGCCTTTTGCGGATGCGCTGCTGCGGTCGTTTCATCGGTCGCCCCCGCTTTTGTTTCTCTTCCCATTCGCGGACCTTTTCGGGGCCATGTTTCAGATATGCCCAAAGCTTTGCAATTATCATCATCCGTCGTCACCCTTGCCGTTTTCCGGTTCGTTTATGAAAGTTCACAATTCTCCCGCAAAAAGGCCCCTTCAATCCTTCGCAAATGTAAAAGTCTGGGGTCTCTGTGAGAATTTTATACAAGTTCAAATTCTCGTCTCTGTAATACCTTTCCATCATCCGTCGTCCCCCCAGTCTTTTTGATCCCCGCGCTCTTCGGCTTGCTCATATCCCGCACGATAGGCCGCAATCTCGTCTTTGGTCATGTCGCGCATGTCGACACGGTCGCTCGTATAACTGCCGCCTTTGTAATAGTGCGGCGTATATCCACGGCCATACCAAAAGTCTGCGCCGCCCCGATCAAACGGGCCGCCGTGGCGTTCGTCGTATTTCTGATCCATCACGCGGCCTCCAGTTCAAGACCGGCACATGCCATGGCGTGGCGAACGGACGCGGCATAGATGTCAAACGCATCTTGCTTGCGCAGGTTTGAGTTGACCTCCAGCCCGTATCGAACGGCATAGCCAAAAGAAGTTTGGAACAGCTCAACCGACGCTGCCCCGTCGATTTCCGTTTTCATCAGTTGTTTAAGCATCTCATATCCTCCGTAAGTTAAAAGAGACTATGGGATGTTATGCGATTATCTGGGACTTATCAAGCCAAAAATTGTTTCCCAGTCGGGATCGCCTTCACACTCGAACAGCGGCTCGACCTCCATGCCTGCCAACTTCAGGTCCATTGCGGCGCTGCCCGGATACAAAAACACACGCTGCGGCATAGTTTTTGTTTTCTTTTTCAGCACCAAAACCCACGCACTGGCATGAGCATGGTTTGAAAGCCAAGCGACTTGGTGGGGACGCAGCTCGACGGCTTTGCCCCCCGTCGCCTTCAGCTCAACAAAATGAAAGTCTCCGTCTTCGTCACAAAGCAAGACGTCAGGCACCCCGGGCATCGCCCACGTTTCAAGCCTCGTCGCTATAATCTTCCGCGAACTCTTCGTCAGCCCCCGCTTCATCATTTGCCAAAAGTCTGACTCGCGCTTTGTCGCGGTTCTGGGAATTGTTTTGTCCTTCGGGAGTAACGTCGATAGTGATCGGGGCATATTGGTTTTTTATCTCTTCAAGGGCCTTCAGCACATCTTCCTTGCTCATGCTGTCGATGCTGCCGTGGCGGATTTCTGATTTGCTCACATAGATGTCGCCCTGCGCTTGCCCCCGTCGATACTCAGCTTGGACTGCTGCCGAATATGCGCCGTTCTGCAAAGCCATATCACGGATGGTCTGCAAATCTCGCAGGTGTCGTTGGTAGGTCACGCCATACTTTTCGTCCAGTTCGGCGCGATAAGCTTGGATGGCTGCAACAACATGCGGGCTTATGTGTGGATTGGTTAGCTCATAGGCCCGACTATGGGCAGAGCTTGCGGGATAGCCTGCATTTATGGCCGCTTCCCTCATTGTGATCTGTCCGTCTTTCGAGACAAGCTCTTTTACAAACAGCTCTTGCTTGCGTGTCAAAGGTTGGGCCTTGGTAGCCCGTGGTCTTCCGCGTTTTCTTACAGGGGCCACAGGTGTGGATTTTGCGGTGTCCCCTTGTCTTCTTCGAGCCATGGCATTCTCCAGTTAATTAGAGGTAGTTTAGCTTAAATTAGCCCCTTTGTTTATATAGAGCCAGAAAAAAAATTCGAAAAAATTTTCCCACGACCCCCTTAACGCAGTCTTGCCCCTTGCTGGTTACACAAACTCTGGTTTCGTTACATTTTATTTTTTCTGTTTATGAAACTTGTAAGTCTATATATATAAAAGACTTTTTGTCCAAAGTTACACGGTTACGCCGGTTACGGGCATATTCACTTTCACCTTCGGTTTGGATTTGAGGTTCTATATATAAGAAAGCGTGTTTCTAACAAGACCCGTGGTCCGCGGTTCATTGTGCGCTCCAGACGCTCATGTTGTCGTCGAGCATTTTTTTGAGGCTTTGTATTCTGGCGATTGATCCGTGGGCCAAGTTCCGTGGTTGGCTTCTAGCGAACGTAGCGACCCAAGACGGGGAGGTTGGTGTGTGCATGACGTCAGTGAGGGTATGTGCGACTGCTTCGAATACGTCGCGTTGTGTTGCGCCGTGTTCGACTTCTCGTGCGATTTCTGCGGTCAGTTGCAATTGGATGGAAGTGATGTAGTCGATGGTATCGATCATGGGGAGAGCCTCCGTGCAGGATTATAATTTAATAAAATATTATTTTATTTTTACACGGAAGGCAAGTTGTTTAGAAAGGCGGCTCTTGCCCCGCATACTCGGGTTTCCACGGTGTTGGTTTGTGATCCGCGGGCTTTGAGGAAGAGGTGTGGTTCTTAGGTTTTGGCTTGCGGACCCCGAGCTGATCGAGGTCCGCTTCGATCCAGAGTGGGAGTTCAGTCGTCGGTGTCATCATCGTCGACGTCCCATAGTTCGGGCTGTTCTGGTTCGAGTTCGTCTTTCCAGACTACGCCGATGACGTATGTTGAGTTGAGGCAGATGGTTGTGTCGTCGTCTTCGAGGATGATGTGGACGTATTTATCGTCCCAAGCCCATGTTTTGACGTCTCGATAGACCAGCGGTTGGTTTTGTCCTGATGCTGGGTGCATGTTTACTGTGAGTGCTTTCATTGTTCTTCCTCCGCGATGTACACGCGTTTCATCGGCTTTGTTTTGAAGAAGCCTTTGTATTGTGGATGTTGGTGCATGAACAAACGTGCGTAGAGCGCGATGTAGTCATTGCTGATTTTGTAGTCGTCTCCGGTGGTGACGATCATGGTCTCCCACCGGATGCGATTAACGATTAGCCAAGCGGACAAGCGAGAGTGTCCTCGCTCGATA